AGGAAGTTCACCTTCATCTGTATCTTTCTTTGCGTCAGTATTTGTCTGAAGCATATCCTTTTCCGGACCAACTGTACTGGTCGGAATATTCTTTTCGTCATTAGTCAAGTCAAGGTTGAAAGTTTCACCAAGTTCTTCATAATGGCGAAGTTCTTCCATCTTATCAGGATTGACGTTTTCTTCGTCGACGTTATCAGTATTGTTGTGCCAGACACGGAGAATAAAAGTATATGTGGTAGGAACACTAAGGAAACTTGTATTTTCTGCAAATTCCTTAACGTTTACAATCTCATAGAAAGTATCTGAATATTCGATGTATACAATATCGCCGATTCTAGGCTCAATCGGCTCATAGATGTCTTGAAGGTCAGGATAGCTGAGCTGACTTGCATCGTAAAAATGCTGGATTGTACACTGACAGGTTATGAGTTCAGTATAAATCATTCCCTGCAGGTTATAGCTTTTCTGCATTTGCGGAATACTGTCAGTATACATCTTGAGGATAAACCTACGAACGACATTAGGAATATTGTCTTCGCCGAAGAGAATATCTTTCTTCGTATTCATATCCCTTACGTAATATTGTACCTGGAAACCGAAATTTGAGTATGCTTCAGAAGTAAGTTCAGAAATCAAAGCAGTTTCTGCCTTATAACAGTCATTATTCTGTCCGTCGAAATATTTAGGCGCAGTCCAGTCTTTTCCTTCGACAGAACAGCCTGCGCCGGTAAACAATTTTGTGAATTCTGCAGCATAGTCAGCCATAACTTATTTATAAATAATTAAAAGGACAGAATTAATGCAGTTAGATGAAGCAAAGAAAATTTTGGAAGATGCTGGCTATACAGTAATTAATGAAGGTAAAGTTACTCGGTTTATTGCTGGACTGGCACTTGCAGCGGGACTTTTAACACAGGCACAGGCGAAAGAATTTAATGCTCGTGCTAATTCAGATTATAGTAGTAAGGCAACTACGTCAATTTTTGCAAAAGATATTCAGAAGAGCTATAATATGGGTTCAAATGTCAATATTACAGCGAACATGGTACAGGCTATTGCAGACCAGGCTTCTAAGAAATTGACCGATAAGATGTTAGCCAATAATCTTTATGACCTCGATGACATGCTTAAACTTAATGAATTTAAACAGATTATTGAATTCTATAAACAACTTAAGAGTGCAGATGAAAATCTGGCGAATATGTTCTCTCGTCGACTTGATAAGGCGTTAACTAAGTCATTAAGTATCGCTCCGAATATTCAACGATACGCTGGTGTATAAAATAAATCCTGGTTTAAAACCAGGATTTTTAATTACATTTTACCGATTAGTTCAAGTACGTCTTCTTTTGTTTGCTGAGGAGATTCGTATTTTACAATTTGACCACCTGCATCGGCAAAAGCGTCACAGTTCTTTCTGAAATCATCGATAAGTAATGCCGAAGGTTCTGCATAATAAGCTTTTTCTTTGCCAAGATTTACGACAATCATATGATGTTTGTCTAATCCGATATTTTTCTTCAGCCAGTTCATTCTACCGATTTTTCCGTCAGAATAATTAACAGAAGTGAGAATGAAAAGGTCAAGATTTTCCTGTGCGCAAAGATTCTTTACCCATTCGTAAAGTTCTTTTCCTTCAGGAAGCCATTCCATATTTTCCCAAAATTCAGGCGAGTTCTGGTGAATAATATCCCAATTAACTGTATTACCGTTGATACAGTTGTATTTTTCACATTCACCTCTAAAATTGGCCAGAACACCATCAACATCCAAGTATATCTTGTCAATCATTATCTAAATCCTTTTAGTCAAATAAAATATAGCAAATTTTTTGAAAAACTGTTATAAAATTTATTTTACACCATAATTATTTATAGATAAAATCAGAAAGGATAAGTCCACAAGGATGTTCTTTAGTCTTAGTAAGGAAACATTCCTGAATATACTTTTCCTGGTTTACCATAATTTCGATATTGTTTTTGATTCTGAGTTCTTTTCTAAGGAATTCACAGATAGCAAAGGCGTCTATAATATCAGAAGTAGGAGAATTACCAGCTTTTCCGTTGGTTACTGCTGGCAGGTCAGAAAGGTCAGGTTTGACACCTTGCCATTTATTGAAAGCATCTCTCATTCCGATTTTATCAGCTGAACCATAACCAGCAAAGAATTTCTTATTCTGGTTAGGAGTATAGAATTTCAGTTTACAACCATGTCTGAATAGACTGAGTTTTATATTTCCTTCGAATTCTGCAAGGCTGAAAATCATGCCAGATGCACCTGACATCGAGTATGCGTAGTCTTCGACACCAATATAATCGCAGTCCTTACACCACCAGATTATATTGTCACAAAAAAACTGATAACGTTCATAGTCGTTCTTAAACTGAGTCGTTTTATAGTAAATGATATTTTCTGCACTGTTCTTTAAAACTTTCGTAAAACCGTGCCGTTCAACTTTAGTGACGTTAAAATTATCGTCAAGTTCTTCAATAATTACACCCGAAGAGCTAATAGAAAGGTCAAGTCCTGCAATCTTAATCATAAATATATTTATGGCAGCAATAGTCGGATATAATAATAATTTAGAGAATTTTAAACAATTTAAATTCGGTAATATTGATACTACAGCAGTTAGCAATACCGATAGCGAGGGTTCGTCCAGTGAAGATAAAAAGACCGATAAGGAAAAGTTACTGGATGAAGGTGGTTGGATGACTCCACAAGAATATTATAGTAATATGGCAATAACTTCATCAGATACACAAGGTAGTGCTGATAGTGAAGGTGAAATAATGTATGGCAGTAGTTCAAGTAAAGTCGATTATTTCTGGGTAGAAGACTTGAAGAACTGGGCCCGTTATACTGTGTCATTCGAAGAAAATTGTAAAAATATTTTTGAATTGAATGTTTGGAATGGTAAAAATGACTGGATTCCAGTTATTGCTGCTTCTACACCATATAATCTTGATCATATTTTTATAATATTACCTAGACTCGATACATATGGTATAGGAAATTTACAGAATAAATTTTTTGAAACAAATAAAATTGACTATATTATACAATATAGAGGAATTACCCAAGAAATATTGCCTATACAAGATGCATCATTACATAGTGAATATGATAATAAGAATGCATTTATGCAGGTAGTTAATGGAATACGTCTTAAGAAACATTTTAAATACGGTATTAATGATAGTGCAAAATTTCAGACTATTGCATATGGAACAAGTTATTATTTTGGTGACCAAGATGCAATATGGGAGCATTTTGCACAGAGTAACTTTAGGTCTTCTGTATTAATCGGATGCCCACCTGTTTGGCGTTCTCCAACTGGAGAAATTATTTTATGTACTAGGTTAGAATGGAACAGTGACCCTGGACATTCATATTATTATAAAGTACGAGCAAATTCCAAAGATAAGGGATTTAAAAAATATTATAATGCATATTACTGTTCTAATCGTTCTGTATATTTAAAACAGATAATGAAAAACGATACTATTGAAAGCGCTAATCGACTAAATAGTAAATGTAGAGATTTTTTTGGAAGCGGAAACGATAAAACGATTGAGTATGATTGGTTACAGGAATATAATAGAACTGTTGATAAGTCTGAATACAGTAGCGGAAGTGGAAAACCTGGAAGTATGCTGAACAGTGAATTATTGTTCGAACAGCATAATATAAATAAAGAAAATTCATTGAAATGCAGTTTTAGAATTAATCGTCCTGTTATAACTACAACCGAAAGACCTGCACCTGAATACGTTAAAAAGTGGTAAAAATAAATGGAATCATTTGTATTTAATAGCTTTAAAACACGCTTAATGAACGGCGAAGTTGAACTTAGCGGAAGTTTCTGGAAACATTATCCAGTTAATAAGAAATTCGTTGAAAATTATGAAGACGATATTAGGAGTTTATCTTCTACTTCGGCATTTATCATGTATGATTTGGCAAAAAACAAAGCATCAATCATATATGATTCGGCAAAAAACTCAGGCTACTATGGTAAAACTGGAAAAAATGACACATCATTATTTCATGACTGGTATAATTATTACGGTACGAAGATAAACATGGTTGAATATGTTTATAAACCGATGGGTGATACCGATGTGGCAATGAAACCTGAATTTGTTACGAAGGCTGGTTGGAATTCATTTAGTGATAAAGATAGATGTCCATATCTAAAAGAGTTATTTTTCCCGGATAATCCTAATCCTACC